AAAGAGGAGTGCTAAACATGCCCACATACCCCGTAATAAATAAGGTCACAGGAGAGAAAAAAGAACTCTCCATGACCATGAAAGAATACGAAACTTGGAAAGGAGAAAATCCTGACTGGGATAAAGATTGGATGGCAGGAGTCGGTGGGGTAACCTACGGCACTCCCAAACAATCTGACGGATTCAAAGAAGTCATGACCAAAGTGCAAAAAGCACATCCTAAAGCAAACTTGAGTCGTTTCACTTAAATATGGCAAGAGCAAGAAAGCGCAACAATGGTGGTCCCCCTGTTCCTCCTCATATGACGCAGAAACAAATTAAAAGGAAGAAACCCATTGATAAAAGTTACATGGTCCCAATTAGACCATTAACTCCTAATCAAGAAGTTGTATTCGAACAGTATGGACTGGGACAAAATTTACTTCTTCATGGTGCTGCTGGTACAGGTAAAACTTTTATTACGCTTTACCTTGCTCTTCAAGAGGTACTTGACGAAGCAACTCCTTATGATAAAATTTACATTGTAAGGTCTCTTGTACCTACCAGAGAGATTGGTTTCCTTCCTGGAGACCATGAAGATAAGTCAGCACTTTATCAGATTCCATATAAGAACATGGTAAAATACATGTTCAGTATGCCTGACGATAATTCGTTTGAGATGCTTTATGACAACCTCCGAGCCCAAGAAACTATTTCTTTTTGGAGTACTTCTTTTATTCGTGGAGTTACTCTTGACAATGCGATTGTTATTGTTGATGAATTCAGTAACCTGAACTTCCATGAACTTGATTCGATGATTACTCGTATCGGTGAAGATTCTAAGATTATGCTGTGTGGTGATATCACTCAGTCTGATTTGGTTAAAGAAAATGAAAGAACTGGTATCTCTGACTTCATTAAGATTCTTCAGAACATGCGAGAGTTTACTTGTGTAGAGTTTGGTATTGAAGATATCGTTCGTTCTGGTCTTGTTAAGTCTTACCTCCTTACTAAGTACAATCTAGGTTTTTAAATGTTTAATTTTGTTGATGTCGTCCTCAATGAACATGTTGAGGTCGAACCTGTGAAGCAAGACGGCACTCGTTTCTACCCCATTCCTGGGGCAGATAAATATTATCCGAGTGTAACCTCAATCACCTCGTTTAAGAACGCGCAGTTCTTTGCCGAATGGCGAAAAAGAATTGGTGAGACAGAGGCAAATCGTATTACTGCTAGAGCAACACAGAGAGGCACTGCATTCCATGCTTTGACGGAAGATTATTTCAAAGGTGAACTGGACATCAACAAATACTTGGAAAATAATCCATTATCTGTTAGAATGTTTCAGTCGGCAAAGTCTACGCTGAACCGAATCAATAACATTCATTGTCTAGAAACGTTTTTGTATTCGCATTACCTCGGTTTAGCAGGTCGAGTAGACTGCATTGCTGAATTCGATGGTGAGTTGGCAGTAATCGATTTTAAAACCTCAACTAAAGAAAAGAAAGAAGAGAACATCGAGAACTATTTTGTTCAAGAGACTGCATATGCAGCGATGTTTCTGGAGCGTTCGGGTATAGAGGTAAAGAAAATTGTCACACTTATCGCCACTGAAGAAGGAACTATTCAAGTATTTGAGAAGTACAATCTTGATGACTATTTACAATTACTCAAGTCCTATATTGAAGAATTTGTTAGGGGAAGAACAAATGTCTAAAGAACAATTAGATGACAAGTTTCTAACGCCCACCAAATTCTCTCAGGAGATTGAACGGTTGGTAAAAAGTAGTAATGGTTTAATTACATACGTTGAAGCTGTTATTACCTATTGCCAAGAGAATGAAATTGAATTGGAAACTGTTCCAAAACTTATTTCCAAACCTCTAAAAGAACGTCTGAGGCACGAAGCACAACGCCTCAATTATATGAAACAATCATCGAAAGGAGTGTTGCCCTTGTGACTGGATTTGAAGTGTACAAAATGTATCTTGCATTAAAACAACACTTCACTAAAGATAATTATGATTATGTGAAATACAGGGGCAAAGTCACTGCCTCTGAAAAATCATTTGAAGAAAGGCGTGACCGCTATTTCTTCAAAAAATTAGCGACGAAGTATGGGGACAAAGATATCCTCAATTACTTCGTCGCTAATTTTGTTTCTGACCCCAGAGGATACATAAAATCTTTTAGTGATGATATCTACACTCGTTGGAAGATACATCAAGAGTCTTTCTCTTATAAATTTAAAGAGGATGTCAGTATCGTCCTAGATGAAATTGCCCCTCCTTACGAAATAACTTTCGATACTATCTTTACTGTTCGTAAGGGACAACATCCTATAATCCTGAAGAAATATTTGTCTCGGGAGATAACATTAGAAACACTTGTTGTATTTGAACATTGCCTAGGTTTTGTTGAACGTTTTGACTCATCGTTAAGCGACCCGATTTGGAAGCAGACTAGAAATCAAATATTAAAGTACAGACCATTTTTAGAAATTGATTGTAAAAAATACAAAGGTGTTATTTTAGACACTATTAGGAGTAAGGTATGAGTTTTTTTAAGTCGGAACAAGTTCAAGCAAACTTGCAGGACATTTTCAACACCTATCAAGAAGTTGCATCGATGACCTCACAGTTAGGGTCGATGAATAAGAAAGAAAAGTTAGAGCATATTGAAGACTGTAAAGTTCTTATTGATAAACAGAAAACATTTTACACTCGTCTCTGTCTAGCATCCCATGAGGATGCAGAGGCAGCAGATATGAAGACCCGAATCAATGCTCTGTCTCAGGCATTCGGGTACAGGGACCTCTCTGAGTGCATGGATGCCATGGTGGCGACACTTGAACAAGCGGCACAGAGGGAGGTTGACCAGGACTAAATAGTGTGCTATCCTTACAGGGTAGTCAACCAATACAACTACACACAACAAATACGGAGAATACGATTATGTCTTTTGCATCTCTCAAAAAAGCGTCTGCCGCTGGTAACACTTTCGCCAAACTGACGCGAGAGATTGAGAAACTGAACCAACCTGCTGCTGGTTCTTCTGCCGACGAACGTTTCTGGAAACCTGAAATGGACAAGTCTGGCAATGGTTATGCTGTTATTCGATTCCTGCCTGCTCCCGATGGGGAGCAAATGCCT